GGATTTATATATTGATAAGAATGTAACTAGCGATTATGGCTTTACAAGCTGTACTGACTTTCCACTTGGAACCCGCATACTGGTTGCTTCAAATCTTAATTTCCCTGACTTTCCTGTTCTTGATTCAAATTATGTTTATATTGAGACCAAAAGGACTTTTGAAAATCCTGGAAAACAGCAAATTGCCTATGGTTACACGACTGGATCAATGGCGATCCGTGTTGCTGCTACTGGGGCTGCATACGGCTTATGGAAATATATCGCTTTTCAAGATTCAAATATCACGGGTAATGCGGCATCTGCGACCAAACTGCAAAATTCACGCACAGTTAATTTCTCTGGAGCTGCCACTGGATCATTTACTTATGATGGATCGGGTAATTCAAGCGCACTATTAACGCTCGCAAACTCAGGTGTTTTGGCAGGCACTTATGGAAGCCCTCTAAAAATTCCAGTAATCACCGTTAATCAAAAAGGCTTAGTCACCGTTGTAGCCGAACAGAATATCCCTGTTGGCTTAGAAAAAAATCAGTTAATGAAAGCGGGTAATTCAAGAATTACCTCCAGTGCAACGCTAGAGCAGTTTTTAAATAATTACTATGGTTTATCCGTTCCATTTTTTGATAATGGAGCCGCTGGCTTGTTTGGACAATATTCGTCAGGCCTCGTTTCATCGTATGAGGGAGGAGGAACCTTTGCTATTGGTGCATCGGTCGTCGATGGTCGGGTATATGGAGTCGCAGCACCTGAAAACAGATTAGCAGAGGCAAAACAGTTCGAGTTCTATACCACTCGAAGTGTGCAATTTAATGGCAATGCTGTCTCTGCCTCAAAACTGCAAAATCCAAGAATGATATTTGGTCAGACTTTTGATGGCACTGGTGATATTGGCGGAACGGTATCGACCTCGACTGGTTTGGTTCAATCCGATGAGAATCACTATATCGACATGGGGCGCAATGGCCTTAATCGAATGAACTTCTATAACTCTGGCGCTACTTTTAATTTTATCGATTCACAGAATGGAAATATCGTTGCTCGTATTACCCAAAACGGAATTGATTGTAATGCAGCCACGGCATCAATGCTCAAAACACCTCGGAAAATTAATGGGGTGAATTTCGATGCTTCAACTGATATTAATTTACCACTCATCGGTGTTGGCCAAACGTGGACGAATGTTAGCGCTTCACGTGCGGTAAGAACAACATATACAAATACAACAGGTCGACCAATCCAGCTTTTTATTAATGCAAATTTTGATAATGGCTACATTACATTAAACGGAACAAAACATTTTATCGCTGATGCTGCTGCATGGGGATGGATTAACTTGATTATTCCTAATGGTGATACATACATGATTGAAGGTAGTGGTGATCAAAAAATTTTAACCTGGTTGGAGTTAAGATAATGAAATACTTTAAAAACCTTGCATGTGAAGTCTATGCATTCGAAGCAGATGGTTCACAAGATGATTTAATTACAGATGAATTTGTAGCAATGACTTCAGATGAAATTGATCATCATCTCAATCCACAAAATTATCTAAGTGATGAAGAAAAAGAGCTGTTAAGGCTATCCCAATTTAAACCCTTAACTCGACGCCAGTTTAAACTGGCATTACTTGAAAATGGACTACTAGAGACTGTTGAGCAAATGATAGAGTCAATTGAAGATCCAACACTCAAGACCCGTATCCAAATTGAATACAGCGAATCTGAGCGTTTCGAGCGTACAAATGATTCAGTCAAATATATGCTTGGAGTACTTGACCTATCTACAGAGCAGGTGGACGAGATGTGGAAGCAAGCTTTAAGTTTGTAGTGAGTAAGCCCTCCAAGAGGGCTTACTATTAAAAATTATTGAGCTTGATCATATAGCTTCAATAGATGATCTTTAATAATGTCGTTTACTACAAATAGAGAACCCTCTTTACTTAAATGACCATAATCAACCTGAATCAACTGATTAGTATTATCGGGTTTTACTCTACAGAGATACTCTTTATTAGGACCCAATTTGCATAGTTCATCTATAAGTGAAATATAGTTAAGATGCTTTATAGGCTCCTTGCCTTTCATAATTTGATCAATTTTTATGATATTAGTGTCTAAATTGATATCAGAAATAAACTTACTATCAGTCTTCCAGTGTTGAGTCTTAATCATAGTTTCAGGTAATGATGGTTTCCATTGGGAAACAGGTCCCATTAAAATCACTTCGGATACACCTAGCGATAATAATTTTCTCGTTATGATATTCCAATCGCCTTTATCATGCTCATTAGCTTGAGCAATTATCACAATTTTGGGTTTTAACTTTTCGATGCTTTGGATTGCAAGAGTATTAGAGTGATCGCATGCTGTTTTAAAGGTTCCTTTAAGGTATTTTGTTTCTGCTAATAACGCATGACATCCAGCGGAAGTTTTTTGATAAAATGGAACATTGTGATCTTTTAATAGCGATCTTAAACCATAGGATAAGCTTTCTGCATGAGAGTCACCCCATAAAAACACACCCCCATCTCCTTTTTTTTCGATACAGATTTGATCTGTCTCAAAAGTGTTTTTATCTGTAAGAGATGAATATGTATTGCATTTGAGCCAATAGGTTTCATACAAATTTTTATGCTGTTGTTCATAATGATTCAAGAAACTCTTTTTTTCCGAAACTTGAGATAAGCGACCATATCTTTGGAAATCCAAACCATTAGTTTCTTTTACGATATACGCACAACCCAAAATAATGAAAAAAAGATAAAATGGCTTAACTTTATAGATATCTTTCCAAGATACAAATCTAGGGAAACTAATTTTTTCAATAAATTGGTAACTTAAAAAACCAAGAAAAATTGAAAAGGGGATACCATAAATCCACCAATTTTCAAATTTAAAGTAGAAGCCTAAAACAACTAAAGGCCAGTGCCAAACATAAATTGAGTATGACCATTTACCAATGTTGCTAAAAATGGGGTTGTTAATAAGTTTGTTATTTTGATAGTTACTTATAATAATAAGATATGCACCGAAAACTGGAATCAATGCCATATAGCCCGGCCATGGTGTATCTTTGGAAATTAAAAAATATGAAGCAAAAATTAGTATCAAACCAAAAAATTGAGTACAAATTTGCTGTAATTTATTTTTTAGAGAGAATGGATAAAGAAAGGCCAATCCGCCAAGGAGCATTTCCCAAGCACGGCTTGTTAGTAAAAAGTAAGCTGTTTTACTGTCTTTGTATGTTGCATAAACGCAGTAGATAAAACTTGCTATAAATAAGCAGACAACTACACGCTTTAGATTAGTAATACTTAGATATTTTTTAAGTGCAAGAATGATAATTGGGAATAATATATAAAATTGCCATTCAACTGAAAGAGACCAAGTATGAAGTAGCCACTTAGTATGTTCAGCTGTATCAAAATAACCTCCACCCTTAGCAAATAGAAGATTCGAAATGAATAAAGAACTTTTTTCAATCTGTTTGCCCATATCCCGGTAGTCGCTAGGCAGTAAGTAGAACCAACCAAAGACAAGCAGAACCGCTGACATAGCAGCAAGAACAGGTACGATGCGATTAGCGCGTGCATTGTAGAATTTAAAGAGGTTAAATGTATTTTTTTCAACACCATTAAAAATAATGGAAGTCATTAAAAAACCTGAAATGACAAAAAAAACATCAACCCCAGCAAATCCACCAGGTAACCATTGGGGATTGAAATGAAAGAGCACAACCGCAATAACAGCGATTGCACGCAGCCCATTAATATCGTATCTAAAATTCATTTATAACTTCTTGGTAAATCATTTGGCGCTAAAATTTCGCCAATTTTATATTAAGTCAAACTGTTAATGTAGCCTTTAAAGACTATTGCCCATTAGCTTGACGCAATAGTGAATAATGAAAACTGCTGATTAAATCGTAAAAATGAACCAAAATCTTAAACTGAGATTGCGGTTCATGAGCGATATTTTTTTACATGGGATTCAAAATGTCACGGTAGATGATGGTTCGCGCCCCATTACTACGGTTAGAAGTTCTACCATTGGTATCATTGGCTCGGCTCCTGATGCTGATCCTCTAATTTTCCCACTCAATAAACCTGTACTGATTGCAGGATCTCGAATTGAGGCTGCCAAACTGGGCGAGACGGGTACCTTACCTCAAGCCATTGATTCTATCTTTGATCAAGTTGGTGCTGTATTGGTGGTCGTGCGTATTGAAGAGGGCGAAACAGCAGCTGCGACGTTGGCTAATGTCTTGGGCGGCGTTGATGCAAATACGGGTACTTATGAAGGTGTACACGCTTTCTTAGCTGCAGAAAACATTGTTGGCTTCGTACCTAAGATTTTAATTGCGCCAGGATATACGCATACCCGCACTGCAGCAGTTGGCCAAACTCTTGCAACCTCAAACCCAGTCGTCGCCGAACTGAATGGTATCGCTGAACGATTAAAGGCAGTCATTATTGCGGATGGTCCAAATACCAATGATGCGGATGCAATTGCTTACTCTAAAGATTTTGGCTCTAAGCGCGTTTTTTTGGTTGATCCTAAAGTTCTAAAAACGGTTGATGGTGCAACTTCCTCCGAGTGGTCCAGTGCTTGCGTTGCTGGTCTGATAGCTAAATCAGATAATGAGCGTGGTTGGTGGTGGTCGCCATCGAACCAAGAAATTAATGGCATTATTGGAACATCACGCGCCATTGATTTTGCAATGGGTGACGCGAGCTGCCGTGCAAATTTACTGAATGAAAACAACGTCGCCACAATTATTCGGCAAAATGGTTATCGCCTTTGGGGTAACCGTACGCTTTCAAACGATAAAAAATGGGCTTTCCTGTGTGTTGTCCGTACAGCTGATATGATTGATGAATCATTAAAAGCTGCTCATTTATGGGCTGTCGACCGTGGCATTACCAAAACGTATGTTTCAGATGTGATTGAAGGCGTAAATGCATACTTACGTTATTTAACCAATATCGGTGCAATCTTGGGTGGTTCTTGTTGGACAGATCCTGATCTAAATTCAGCGGATCAGATTGCACAAGGGAAGGTGTATTTTGATTTTGACTTCACACCTGTGTATCCATCAGAACACGTCATTTTCCGTTCTCACTTAGTCAACGACTATATCAAAGAGATTTTTTCTTAAGGAGTATTTTAAATGGGTGTAGCACAAGATATTCGCAAGAATTTTAATCTCTTTGTGGATGGTAAAGGTTTCGCAGGGAATACTGACGAAGCCAATATGCCAGAGCTCGCACTTCAAACAGAAGAATATCGAGCTGGTGGTATGGATGCACCAATTGATATCACCATGGGGATGGAAAAGCTAACAGCAGATTTCACTTTGAACTCCCATAGTAAAGATGTGCTGTCTCTGTTTGGGATTAAAGAAGGCAGTACCACGTCATTTACCGTACGTGAAGCGATGGAGTCATTTGATGGCACAGTCACGGCTGTTGTACATAACCTTACAGGTAAAATCGTCAAGATTAGTCAGGGCACGTCCAAGGCTGGAGAAGCACCAAAAGATAAATATGATTTGTCTTTGACTTATTACAAGCAAACGATTGGCGGCACTGTTGTTCATGAAATTGATGTGATCAACATGGTTCGTATTATTAATGGCACAGATGTATTAGCGGATATCCGCTCAGCGTTAGGAATGTAAAATGACAGCTAAACCAGACTATATTCAAGAAGAAGAAGGCATCAATCTGATTACCTTAAGTCGTGGCTATGATGGGATCAATCAGGTTCAAATGCGTGAACCTACGGTACAAGACTTACTCTCAGCAGAGCTGCAAAGTAAGGGTAAATCTGATGCTGAGCAAGAAATTACGATGTTCGCAAACCTATGTGAGATTGCGCCCGATTTCATTAAAAAATTAGGCTTAAAGGACTATAAGCGTATCCAAGGTGCATATCGACTTTTTACCGAATAAGTGCAAATGACATTCGACAAATGGTGATTGCACTGTCGTCGTTTACCTCATGGCCGCTGTCTGAAATTGAGAAGTTACCAATTTCTAAGTTGTTATGGTGGTGTGATGGATTACCGAGAGAAACCGCTTAAATGCGGTTTTTCTTTGCATAAGTGAATAATGAATAAAAACCTATAAAAATATCAAAATTGCATATTGGTCTGAGTGTGTTCTATGCAATGGCAAACAAGAAATTAAGTGCAATTATTACAATTGGTGGTGAAGTCGCAGGCTCTCTGCGAACAGCCATTGGTAGTACGACTACCCAATTAGGGAAAATTGGCTCAGAGATTAAAAGGGTCAAAAAGAATCAAGCCATGCTGGGTGAGTCAATCCGCACCTTTGGTAGCATGGGGAAAAATGTCGATAATTTACGTGCACGTTATTCGAGTGTGACAGATGAATTAAATCGGCTCACCAAGTCGCAAGAAAAATTAAACCGAGTTGAATCAGCACGTCTTAGAAATCAAGAAAAGTTTCAAGAACTCAAAAGCCAAATTGGTGCAACCGTTGCAACTGCTGTGACTTTTGGTGCTCCTATTGTCATGGCGGCTAAATTTGAAACGGCTATGTTGGGCATTGCAAAACAGTTAGATGGCGCTCGAAATAAAAGTGGCCAACTCACACCGGTTTATCATGACATGGTGAAACAAGTTCAGTTACTTGGTCGTGAATTACCAATTGCAACCAATGAAATTGGTGAAATGGTAACCGCTGGCTTAAGAATGGGAGTCGCCAAAGATGAGGTTGTCGAATTTACCCGTGTAGCCGCCAAGATGGGTACGGCATTTGAATTACCTGTAGGTGAGTTATCCGAGAATATGGGTAAGATCGCCAATATGTATAAGATCCCCATTAAAAACATTGAGGGATTAGCCGATTCAATTAACTACCTAGATGACAATGCAATCGCCAAAGGTGGAGACATCATCGATTTTATGCAGCGTGTTGGCGGTACAGCTTCCATGGTGAAGATTACAGCCAAAGAAACAGCCGCATTAGGTTCTACCTTACTGACTTTAGGTGAAAAGTCAGAGACATCTTCAACCGCCATTAACGCCGTATTTTCAAAGCTAGGTGCCGCCAATACTCAGTCTAAGCCATTTAAGGAGATGGTTGATGAGCTGGGATTGAAAACGCATGAACTCGAAAACATGATGCAGAAAGATGCAGTTGGCGCGATCTATTCTGTAATGGATGCTATTAAGAAGTTACCGAAGGAATCTGTCTTAGAGAAGATCTGGGTTCCACCGAAAGGCAAGAAGCCAGGAGAGTGGATTGAACAAGCAGGTACATCGCAAATTGATGCAGTCGCTACCTTATTCGGTGCCGAGCATTGGGATACCTTCTCAAAGTTATTAGAGAACCGTACTGAGCTAGAAAAACAAATCCGCTTGTCTAACAGTGATGAAGCATCAGGGAGTATGACACGAGAATTCCAAGCCCGTATGGAGACCACAGAGGCACAATGGCAAACCTTCAAAAATAGGGGAGCTGAGTTAGCTGTAAATATTGGCAGCGTGCTGTTGCCAGTGGTGAATTCAATCATGGGAAGTGTGGGTAGTGTGGTTTCTGTTTTTGCGGACTGGTCGAAAGAGCATCCAAAACTGACCAAGGTTATTGTTACCACGGTAGTTGCACTAGGTGCTTTCAAACTTGGATTGTTGGTCGCAAGACTAGCACTGGTGGCAATTAAATCGCCGATTGTTTCAGTGTTTAGTCTATTCACTCGATTATCAGCTTCTGGTGGCACTATGGGGAGCGTTTTCAAATCCCTGTCCAATCCTTTAGGACTTTTACGCTCAGGGTTTGGTGCAATTATTCCAATTATGAAGCAAATCGGTTTCGTTTTATTGCGCACACCGTGGGGAGTCGTTGCCGCAGCGGCTATTGCTGCAGGTGTCATGATCTATAAATATTGGGATCGAATTAAGGCTTTTTTTAGTGGGTTTTGGATTGGCTTAAAACAAGGTCTTGAACCCGCAATCAAATCTTTTACAGATTTGTATAAGTCGATGACGTGGTTGCAGCCTGTGATTCAAATGATTGGTAATGGCATTGGGATCGTCTATGACTGGTTTATGAAGCTTATAGCGCCAACAAAGGCTACGGATGAACAGTTAAGAAATGCAACAAGTGCGGGGGAGTCCTTTGGCGAGATTGTTGGTGGGGCAATCAACATTGCTTTAACACCAGCAAAAGCGCTTATGGGTGTACTTGAGTGGATTCATAAACATATTGGTGGGGTGATTGGCCAAGTCGCGGATCTGGCAAATAAGGCACCCAGTGTTGGAAGTTTTTTTGGTTCGGTTAAAAGTACCTTTGGATTTGGATCATCCGAGCAGAAGAAGCCTCAAGCATCTCGCGCCGTGCCATATCGTACTGGACCAGCTCCTCAAATTCGCGGTGCAAATACTAAGAGTATTGCACCACAGCAACACATTACACAGTCTTTTACAGTGACCGCTGCACCAGGACAAAATCCAAATGAAATTGCTAATTTGGTGATGCAAAAACTGAAGAGTGCGAATGCCGTTGCCCAACGTGGCTCAATGGTCGATGCGGGGTATAGTCAATAATGGATGGTCAGATCTACGGCACATTTCTAACGATGATGCGATTGGGCTCATATAAGTTCTGTATCTATACCGCTGCTTATCAGGAGCTCAATCGAACCACAAATTATAAGTGGGGTGAACAAGCCGTATTTGGCGATTGGGATAATTTACAGTTTTTAGGACCAGGTGAAGATACGCAGTCTTTAACGGGTGTGGTTTATCCTGAGTTTAAGGGTGGCACCGGGCAGATTGATGAACTTCGTGCTTTGGCTGCGACAGGTATTCCACAATTGTTGATTAGTGGTACAGGCAAGATCTTGGGCTATTGGGTGATTAATAGCATTACGGAAGGTCAGACCAAGTTTGCTGCATTTGGTGTGCCGCGTCGCCAAGAATTTACGATCAATATGCGCAAATACTCAGATAGTGCGGCGCGTTTGGGTTTGTTGTCTGGAATCATGAATGCGGTAGGGCTTTAACATGGCGCAATATTTAACGAAAGCTGGCGATATGCTGGATGAAATCGCCTATCGATACTATGGCAATACCAATAACAAAGTGGTTGAGCGCATATTAGAAGTGAACTTTGGAATATCGCAATATGAGGCATTATTGCCTGCTGGTGTACTGATTGAATTACCTGAAGTACAACAGAGCACTGAAACGCGTAAGGTGAAACTATGGGATTAATACCATGCTTTTCTGTGATTGCGAATGGTGCAGATATCACAACATTGATTGCAGACCTGTATGAGTCGATCTCAATTACAGATGGAACAGGCTATGAGTCAGATACCTGTGAGATTTCGCTTATAGATGATCCGATTAAGCCGATTGAGTTACCTAAAAAAGGTGCTGAATTAAGAATCTCTATGGGCTATGACTATGAGATGACGGATATGGGGTTATTTATCGTCAGTGAAATATCGTTATCAGGTCCACCTGAAAAAATGGTAATCCGTGGACGTGCGCTGCCACAACTGACCAGCAAAAGCGGAATCACCTCGTTATCTTCACAAAAAACACGTTCATGGCCGAAAGGTACGAGTATCAACGCTGTCGTGACTAAGATCGCAAGAGAACATGCTCTAGAGCCTATTGTGAGTAATTCGGTGTCGTCCTTGAAGCTTCCTCATTTTGACCAATCGGATGAGTCGGATATGAACTTTCTAATGCGAATCGCCAAAAGATACGATGTGGTGTGTAAACCTGCAGGTGGGAAACTACTATTTGTTAAGCGCGGTGAGATTGAATTGCCAAGTTTAACTTTAGCGAAACAGCAGGTCAGTGATTGGGAAATGACATCCAGTACAAGCAATAGTGTCGGAACCACGATTGCATATTGGCATGATAAAAAGGGTGCTAAAAAGCACGAGGTAAAAGTTGGTGACGGAGAGCCAGTCAAAAGACTTAGGCACATCTATCAGGATGCTAAAAGTGCACAATCAGCCGCTCAAGCATCATTAGATCAATCACGCCGTGGTGAAGAGCGATTAAGTTTAAATTTACCAGGTAATCCTGAAATCTCAGCCGAGAAGCCGCTTACTCTTGTGGGATTTCGCGAGGGTATTAATGGGAACTGGATGATAGACCAAGTGACTCATACGATTAATAAGTCACTTGGGTATAGCTGTGGTGTGGAGGCAGTGAAAGAGATTGAATAATTTTTCCATTACTGTATATTGTATATATACGCTATACGAGTGGATACTAAAGCTTGATTAAGAGTTTTAAACATAAAGGTCTTCAGGCTTTTTTCCAAACTGGTACAACAGCAGGTATTCAAGCAGCGCATTCTGCCAAATTACGTTTAATCCTTGCGGCATTACATGCTGCTTCCACAGTGAATGATCTAAGAACTCCACCAAACTGGCGTTTGCATAAGTTAAGTGGAAATCTACAAGATCAATGGTCGCTGACTGTAAACGGTAATTGGCGGGTAATTTTTAAATTTGAAGATGGTGATGTCTACATTGTGGATTATCTGGACTATCACTAAGCCTTTCAGCGCAGGAGTACTAAGATGAATATGATGTTCAATGCACCACATCCTGGTGAAATGTTACGGGAATACATTGGTGAAACTCCTGTGACGGAGGCAGCTCAAGCACTAGGCGTTACTCGTGCAAATCTATCTCGTATTTTGAATGGCCATACAGGTATTTCAGCAGATATGGCAATTCGTTTAAGCGAGGCTTTGGAAACATCACCAGAGTTTTGGCTGAATTTGCAAATGCAGTATGACTTATGGATCGCAAGCCAACGTCAGCGACCAGTCATAAAGAAGTTGGTTCAGGATTTTGCATAAGTGGAGCGCCGTGTGTGGCGCTTTACTTCATTTTATATTCTCAGAATTTAAATAATCTTCTAAAAAACTAGACTCAAGTTTTTTATTTGATTTAAAGCGAATCCAATTTTTACCATCCCAGCCTTCTGGAAATATACCAAAACCTAGCAGGCAAGTATCTTCAAGGACTGGCGCATATAGTGCTAACATCACTAACCGATATCTCTGAAAATCATTAGGTTGATGGTTAGTGTAAGTTAAAAGGTCTTTATATGAAATATCAAAAGGTTTGATGAAGAACCCGTCATCGCCACCTTTACTTATAATTAAGTCTGTTTCATTTTTATTGAAGTGTTTTAAAAGTTGGGCTTTTGAATAGGATTTAAATTCCAACAAAGTTTCACTTGTGCATGAATCGTGTTTCATGAAGTGCCCATCTTTGACAATGAAGTTATTATCAAATGGTTCACTTACTTCTTGAGCCCCAATATGTAAAGAACAAATACTTAGAATAAAACCAGATAAAAGTATCTTATAACGCGTCATATGAAATGAAGATCCTATTTTAATTTTGTATAAGTCCCATTATGTGAATTAGGGGGGACAGCAGCAGACTATAGCAAATTATTTCCTCTTCTTCGGACACTTCTTACCATTTCCACCCGGCAAGCAATCACATGCTTGGCCATCGCCGTCGCGGTCTAAACTTTTCCAGCCTGTTTGTCCTGATTTTTTGCGTTGTTCATACCATTTCTGTGCTTGTTGTTGCGTAGAAAAGTCAGCGCACTTTTTTGCATAAACTTGGATGGAAGTGAACCCCAAAACTACAATAAGTAAAAATTTCATAAATTATTTTAAAGTCAAAACATTAGCTGAAGTCTAGCAACTCTCGGCTTGCTTCCTCAATGAATCTAGTTAGAAAGTCGTATGAATAAGGGGTTTAGTTGACAAAACTAAGTTTGAGTCCTAAAAGTTGGTTGACAAATCTTTTAAATAGTCCTAAATCAAACTTTTACTTCATAAAAACATGATGATGGAAACTTTAGTAAAAATTGGTGGGTTGTTGGCTATTCTGGTTGTACCTCTTGTACTTGCTTACTTAAATAATAAATTAGCCCATTTAAAACATTCTCAAGAAAGCAAAGCAGAAGCCTTGAAGCAGGCAGAACAGTTTGAATCTGAGGGTGTTGATAAGAGATCTACTCTCTATAAAGATAGGTTAGCCAAATCAGCTTTTAATGACGATGCAATAACCTATAGCGAAGTTAAGTTTTTCCTGAACTATGAAAATGCTGATTTTTGGATAAAAGAGTACGTAAAGATTCGAGGAATGCTGAAGCGAGAAAGGGATGATAACGGAGCTGTCATTGGCTTTAAGCGTAAGTCACATTGGAGCGCAGCTATATTTTTCTTTCTAGGATATTTTGCCTCTGCATTTATTGGATTAATTCCTTTTGTAATCATGAACAAATATATAGCCATCATGGTCAGTTCTTATGAAAAGGGAATGCCATTGCTTATAGTTTTAATGATTGTAGTTCCAATAGTATTTCTAGTGATAGGTTACTATTGTTTAATATATGTTGAAAGATACGCGAGTTGTGGCAACTTCCTTCATGACTTTTATAAAAATGCCTTTAAGGTGAAGAGAACTGAAGAAAGAAATGATAATGAAATAGATACAGCTGCATAAAAATAGAGTTATTTGTTCAAATAGTTTTTATAGGTGAAATTAATGTCAATACTAAAAAATGCACTAGATTCAATTGCACTTGGAATTGAAGACTACGCATTAGCAGAAACTGACGAGCGACGATTTATTTCGTGTACAAGAAATATTTTTGCTGGAATTCTACTTCTCTTTAAGCATCAGCTTAGTGAGTTAAGCCCAGATGATTCGGATGAGGTACTAATTAAGCAAAGAATTATGCCGAGAATGGAAGATGGTGAATTAGTATGGGTTGGAGAAGGAAAAAAAACAGTTGATGTGCAAGGTATAAAGGACCGCTTTCAAAGTTTAAATATTGAAACAGATTGGAAAAGACTAGACGAGATTAATAGATATAGAAATGACATAGAGCATTATCATTCACAAGTTTCTGCTGGCACAGTACAAAAAATGGTTTCAAATTCATTTTTGGTTATCGCTAATTTTATTAGAGATCATTTGCAGGAAGATCCACGAGAGCTTTTGGGTGAGGATGTGTATGATGTAATGCAAACGATAGAAGAAGTTTATAATAGAGACAAAGCATTTTGCATTGATAAACTAAAATCACTAACTTATTTCAATGAAACAATTTTGAATGCATTTTTAGATATTAAATGCTTGAAATGTGGGTCTGAGCTAATTACTTCAACAGATCAAGATGTAAACGCTGATAGTACCTCTTATAGTTGCCGAACTTGTAATGATGAGTTTGTTTATGAAGAAGTTGTGACAAACTTATTTGAGAAAAAATATGCTCTAAGTTATCGAGATATTGCGAATGGAGCAGAAGATAATAGCTGTAGCTGTCCTGAATGTGATGGTTATTTCTTGTATGATGAAGGTATTTGTATCTGTTGTGGCTATAAAATGGAATTAACTTGCGATAGATGTGATACCAAAATTTCTCCTGATGAAGTTTCTGGATTTGACGGATACTGTTCTTATTGTAATAGCCAATATGAAAAAATGATGGATGAATAAGTGAAAAAGCACCTTAGGGTGCTTTTTTAAAAATTTTATATTTTTCTAAATTATTCC